TTGACTTCTTACATAAATTTTTCTACCATCTATACCTTTTAAGAATCCACGATTAGAAGCTTGTTGCACTCTATCTCTTAATTTTTTAAGAGCTGGTAAGTTACGGAAGAACCTTTCTTTTAATGCTTTACCTTTTTTAATATCACCATTAATAATACTACCTATCTTAGCATCTCCTGCTCCATATACTAATGCATATATAAATGTTTTAGCTTGGTCACGAGTTTTTAATCCAGCTAATTCTTGATTAGTAGAATGTATATCTCCATTAACAACCTCTTCAATGTAATCAATATCATTCATGTAATGAGCTAACATTCTTAATTCCAGACCACTAGCATCTATACCTACTAACTTATATCCTTCTGGAACAGTCCAACAAGAACGACATTCTTTTCCATAAGGACTACCTAAGTTAGGAATTTGAGCCATGTTAGGATTTCTATGTGTCATTCTACCTGTTATAGTTCCATTAGGTATAACCCTACCATGCACCCTATCATCTTTTAATTCATCTATCCATGATGATACTTGAGCTATACGCTTTTGATATAATAAAAAGTCAGCTATTAACTTAGCTTCTTTTATATGTGTAATCTTTTTAAGTGTTCCTTCATCAACAATAGGTTGACCAGTAGGAGTAAATCTTTCTGGTTTCCATCCAAAGTCTATAAGATATTCGCCTATCTGTTTACGACTACCAAGATTAAACTCCACTAACTTCTTACGCATAAAAGAACTATGATTACCAGACATAAGAATGTTTTCATACTCATCATCTGTAAGTCCACGCTTAGATAATGTTCCATCTTTTTTAATGTAAGGTAATACCATTTTATCATCTATCCATTTAGGTTTAAATGTTTTTTGAACTTCATCTTCTACATCTGCCATCTTTTGTTTTAGTTCTGCTAATAAAGTCATAGCTTGTTTAGTATCAAAATAAAATCCTGTAGCTTCTTGTTGTTGCATAATAGATGCAGTTACATGTTCAATGTCTAAAGATTTTTTACTAAACCCAGCACCTTCATTAAGTAAATAATTATATACTGCTTCATTTAATATTACATCTTGCTCACAATAATTTAACATAGCTGGAGAATATTTTTCAAACTCTGGTTGCTCCTGTTTAAACACTCCCACTCTATATCCCCAAGCTTTTAAACTATGTCCACTTTCTCTTACTGGATTGTAAAGTCTTGACATAACTAAAGTATCTACTACATTACCTGTATATTTAAAGTTACATAATCTTTTAAGAACTGGTAAATCAAAACCTATAATGTTATGTCCTATTAAAGTATCTGCATCTTGTAATAGTTTTATACCTTCTTCTAATTCATCTGGTCCAAATCTATAGCATTTACCATCTACTTCTTTAGCAACTAAGCACCATATCTTTGTTGCATTTAAATCATCAGTCTCTATATCAAAAATCATTTTCATTTACGAAAGTCTCCTCATCTGTTACTTCATATAATCTACCTGTATCAATGTCATATCTTAAACTACAAGCCATACCTGTGTCTCCAGTATATCTTGACTTTAATACTCTTACTTTAGTTATGTTAGCTTCATCTGGATTCTCTGCTTGTTGATTTCTCTCTAGTGCTATTACACAATCAGATAACTGTGCTATGCCCTGTGAACCCTTGAGATGAGATAGAGATACCTGTATACCTTTCTCGTGTCCTCTATCGCCAGATGCCCTACGCAAATGCGATACCAGTATCATACCCACACCAGTTTCCTCTACCAGACTACGAAGTCTATTCATTAGCATGTCGATACCTCTTCTCTCATCTCCCTCTGTCAACACATTTACAAGCATGTGTAAGTGGTCAACCACCACCCAGTCACATTGACAACCAACAATGATATATCTTAACTTAGAAAATATCTCATCAATATCTGTTGCTCCTAAATGTGCATGAATATAAACTCTTCCATCTTCTATTGCATTATCAAATAAAGTATTTAGTTCTTCATCTGTATACTTAGCTCGTTTCTCTGATAAATATATTCTATCATTAGCTTCAATAGATACAATACCATCTGCTGTTCGTAACCAGTTTTCTTCTAGTGCTATGATACCTACATTATCTTTTGTATTTTTTATAAGATGATGTTCAAGTTCTCTAGTCACACTAGACTTACCAAGTCCAGTTCCACCTGTAAGAGTTACAAGTTCTCCTTTACGCATACCATACAGTTTCTTATTTAAACCTTCCCAAGGATATGCAATACTCTCTTTCTCTTCTCTGTTTATCCATTCATCTTTCTTACTAGATAATTCCATGATACCAGATGGAGTATAAGTTTTAGCTTCCCACCATGCAGTAGAAAACTCTTGGAACTTTTTCTTAGCTAACATTTCATTAGCATCTTTATATCCATTGGGTAAGTTTATTATCTTAGCTTTGCTTGGCTTAAGTATTCTAGCTACTTGTCTTGATGCTTCTATACCTGCCTTGTCATTATCAAAACATAAGACTACATTATCAAATGATTCTACAAACTCAATGCTCTCTCGTATATCTTTAACAGCAGATGATGCTCCTCGTTTGATTGATACAACACTAGATTTACCTTGCATCAATTCATAGACTGCCATTGCATCACACTCTCCCTCTGTAATAGTTAAATACTTACCACCTTTATTACGATACAGTTGTTCTCCAAACAATCCTGTGCCTTCAAAAGTTCCGTTGCATGAAAAGTTTTTATTGTCAACATACCTAGTCTTGGTCGCAACTATTTCACTACCATTATGAAATGGATATATGTGTTGTTTTATTTGTCCGTTATGGTCTTTCATAATCTTAACACCAAACTTTCTAGCTGTCTTCTCAGATATGTTTCTATCTGTTAAAGGTGCATAGATACCAGTATAAGAATTTAAGAAAGATGTTTCTGGTTGTTTCATTTCTAATATATTATCATCCTGTTTAAACGCACTCGCATTATCATAGTCTGGGAAAAATGTATTACAGCTAAAGCATTTAGCAGAACCATTATCATTAAGTGAAACAGCATCACTACTATCACACTTAGGACATGGTAGTTTGTGTTTAATAAATTTTGTATTCATATTCTATCTCCTATAAAAAAGTGAGGCGTTGTTCATATAGAGTAGCGTAGTCTTTACTTAAAAAGTCAAACTCTCTAAACAGGATTTATACTTTAATAGCTATCCTCTTCTATGTGCTAACCTCGTTGTATTACGATACCTCGTTTAAAGAATCATCTTCTGTTGAAGTTTCTTCTTCATCTTCTGTTGGTGTTTCCACCACAGCTTCAGGACAATCAGACAATAACTTTTCAAGATTACTTTGATGTCCTTGGGTAGCAAAGTTTAGTGCTTCGGTAAGTGTATTCAATGTTCCCATTTTATTTATGCTAACATTAGCATTCATTTTAGAATCATTATCTTCAATCTTAGAAACATCATAAACTGTTTCGCCACTTTCATTCTTAATAGTAATAATCATAATTAAAATTCCTCATTATCATCAAAAAATTCAGAGCCGTCTGATGCTCTATACTCTACTAACTCTATGACTTGGACAGCTTGTAGGTCAAGACTTTTACCAGACTTACCAGCATACTCCCATTCATATTCATTGCATTGGACTCTAACCTTAGAGCCATTGCCAACAGCTAAACTAATATCTTGCTTATTTTGGTCAAGTAATCTAGGTGCATTCCTAATCATTCCATTAGGACCATTAACCTTACGCTTAACAATCAAAGCAGGACCTTCATCCATCTGTTTTACTGTATGTCCACGACTTGCAAAATCATCTGCTGTCGATTGGTCAACAACTAAGTTAACTGTATATACAGGTTCAAAAGTTGTATTGGGTTCTTTAATACTTGCCCAATACGCTACGCCATCTAATATCATATTTCCTCCTTTGGTATTATAGTTATTAGAAACTTTAAAACTGGGAGAGTTTTGAGCCGACTACTCTCAAAGTCGTGGTCAGAACCAAACCTACTAATACATGGAGATAGAGGGCTTGTTCGGTTACTCAAGATATGTAAGCATATCATACTCACTCCTCATTGTCAAGTAAAATATTATCTAAATGTTCAAGATTAACATCATCTAATATCTTTACTATAAATTTATCGCCTTTGTATTCAACAGCATATGCAATATTTATATTAGATTTTACTTTTATTTTGTCTACATTTTCTGTAAACTCTCTATATTCTTTTTTTGTAAGTGTTGCTTTCATTTTACCAATGCCTTCTAACATGTATAATACTAATAACAATTAGTATAAATACTTCTATTAATAATAAATCTCCTTGTAACATTATTTCTCCTTATCATAAATAATTAAACCGACAGCATAACAACATGCTACCATAAATAAAATAACTAACCATAATCCATTCATCTTCCTTGACCTCTATACGCTTTGTAACTTTTCTTTTTATTTTTATTCATATGAGACATTGATATTTTAATACGCCTAGAACGACCACCTGTGCCTTGTGATGTGCATTTCTTAACTGGGTCTATACTTTGTATTAGTTTAAATTTTAATGCCATTCTGAACTCCTAACTTCAAAAGCTAATCTTACATCTGAAGGTATTAATTTTCTTAATTCCCTCAATCCGTTTAACTCTTCATTAAATTCCCATTGTTCTTTTGATTCTACTTCTTCAATCAAATATAAATGACTTACACTATCAATTAGAATCATATTATCTATTGCTTCCTCAACAGAATCAGCGTAACTTTTTAATGTTTCTTTTTTATTATCTTGTCTTACAGTTAGTTTATATTCTTTCATTGTTTGTTATCTCCTTTAATTCTTTGTAAGTATTTATATGTGGATATTTTTTTAATCTTTTCATTATCCATTTGTCTGTCATATAAGACAGATGTAATTGTCCTGCACCAAACATATGAGTTTGGTCAGGTAATAATCCCTCAACATTATCAACAGTAATAGTGTTAGCTTGATTCTCTGGTAGCAACTCCCTCAACCATTCAACTTGTATAGGTTTTATTTTTTTTCTTAATTGTTTTAATTGTTTTTTGTTCATTGTAATTCTAGTAGTAGTCCTTTGCTAACTAAGTGAGCTACTTGTTCTGTAATACAAAGATTTATAAACTTTTCTTTACAATCCTCTCCCTCAGAATATTTAATATAATCTGTAACTTTTGTTACTAATACATCTAAACTTGAATCAGATATAAGCCTTAAAAATTCAAAGTCTCTTAATGCTACATCTTGAACTTTAATATATAAATTCATAGTGTTAACTCCCTTGCTCTTTGTTCTGCAATTTGAAATAGTATTTCATCTCTATCATCATCAGCATGTAAACCTAGTCTAGTTTCATAAGTAAATATTTCTTGTTCTAATAAACCATTAGAATCATCTTGCTCTACTTGTTGCATTATCTTTTCAAATTCTTTTTCGTTGTGTTGATTACTCATCTGTAAATATCTCCAAATATAATCCTATTATAGCATAATGTATTATTTTATACAACTCTGCTTGAGTAGAATTGTTTTCTTTTTTACCACATCTCATGGCATACTTCATAATATTACCAATACAAAAACTTTTTCCATGCCCAACATCAATTATTATATCAGTAGCTTGATATTCTCCTTGACTATAATGTTGTTCATAAGTTGTATCAATATATGTTTTTATTATTTCTAAAATTTCTTTTTCTTTAAATTTATAATTTATTTTCTTTTTCATATATTTATTCCATCATTATCATAATACATAGCTGTTCTTTTTTCATCATAATCTTTGTCAGTTCCTACATGCTTTCTTAATATTCTAATTGCATGTATTATATCTAACTCCATAATGTCTACCCATTCTTCACGACTGTCACTATAATACACCCATTTGTGGTTCATGTCAATAGGTATTGTTTTACCTAATACTTCTTGTATTTCTAATACTTGTTTAAGTTTCATTGTTATCTCCTTCTTCATCATCATCATCTAACCCCATGATAATTATTTTGTCATTG